AGTAGTGCTCCCTCACTGCTGTGAGCGTCGGGCAGGGCGTCGTCCACTGAGCACGCAGTTGTTCTAGCGTGTTCATGCGCACTCCTCGAACCCCTCCTGTTCAATCCAGAGCTTCGCGCGAAGATTCTCAACGAGGTGTTCCTTGCTTGATCCGGTCGCGGCCGCGCAGACCTCTCCATCGTCATTGGTGACAACGGCGCCATAGGGGAGCCTAGGGTTGGTGGTATTGATGACGTAGGCGATCTGGCCAGCTTGGATCACCTCGTCCACCGACTCCTGCGCTTCGATCAGGGCGATAGCTTCTTCTGATAGAGATCCCGAATCGGCTCGGCCATTGGCCAAGTCCTGCAGGAAGTCACGTAAGGACTGATATTTGGTCGATGGATCGCGGGCCAGTGTGATCGAGCTGGCAAGGGGCCCGAGGCTCACCTTGATGTGATGGGTCTCCTCGTCGTTTTCCACACTGATGTTGGCTTCTAAGCATGTCTCGGGTCGGCGGAGTTGGCAGCTGACCGTACCGCCATGTTCGAGGGTGTTCTGAAGCAGCATCACCTGACGGAGTGAAATGTTGTAGTCGCTCATACCGCACCCCCGGAGCAGGGAATGGCATGTGCTTTTCCTGTGTTGGAGACGACAACCTGCAGGCCGGTGTTCTGCTGAAACGCCTGGATCTTGGTCAGACTGCTGCAGGTCGTGGGGTGGATCAAGACCACTCCCGGCTCTTTGTACTGTGCTGATTTCATGTTCCGTGTCCTTTGAGTGAGAGGGTGACACGGGGTTAAATTAGCAAAAGCTAATTACTTGATCAATAGCAAATGCTAATTCATTTGGGCGTGGCTGTTCCCCAGCCAGAGCCGGTAGATCACAGCGCGAAGGGGATTACAGCTTCTTGGCGTTCCAGGCGAGCAGAACCCGCGCTTGAATGTGCATACGATCGATCATCGACTCATCAATGACAATTGGCGGGTAAATGGGGTTGTCCGAGATCATTCGAAGCTGGCCGCCAGTCAGTCGCTGGAGGCGTTTGATGTACAGATCACCGTCCAATGTGAAGACGTAGATCGCGTCTGTCTTGACTTCGGTAATCCCGCGATCCACCAGCAGCGCATCACCATCCGCGAATGTCGCCGACATGCTATCGCCGTCACCGGTAATGATCGCGAGGTTATCGAGCTTGGAAAACGTCAGGCCCTGCAACCTGAGCCAGTCGAGATGAACCGTCATGTCGCGGATGACTTCAATGTACATGCTGGGGGCTACCTTGCCTGACCCCATTGACGCCGCAATGTCGAGATGCGGAATCAACACGTAATTCTTGTCCTTGGCCAATCGGGTTGGCAGGCGAACCACGTTGTCTGGGGCTTTAGTTGAGGACTCCTCCGAGGGAGGAGATGTCAGCGTCCCTGCTGGGAGCCCGATCTTGAGCTCCAGATTCAACGCAGCCTTTTCCCCCAGCTTCCGATGGCCGTTCAACAGTTGTGATAGGTACGACGCGTCCAGGTCATGCGCCTCGGCGAATTCCTTTTGGCTCAAGACACCCATGATCTTGCGGAGGGAGGCGATACGCCTTTGGTTGATATCCATCCGGTGATGATTGCTTTCCGTTAGCAAACAGTAAATTACAAGGTGCTATTGCGTTGATAATTAGCAATTGCTAATCTCGCCGCCATTGGAGGTGTCTATGACGCTTAGCGAATGCTTGAAAACGATGAACAAGGAGGGGCTAGAGGCTTTCGCGCATCGCTGTGGAACGTCGGTTGGCCAGCTGAAACAGGTGGCTTACGGCAACCGACGCGCTAGCGCAGGTCTTGCTGTTTGTCTGGATCGAGAAACGGGAGGGGTGATTCGTTGTGAAGCGCTTCGACCAGACATCGACTGGGCGTATTTGAGACAAGGGAAACAATAGGTGCTGGACTAGGGCCTCTCACCTCCCCAGTCCAGCTACGACGACGCACAGCACAGTACGGTCGTGGTTGTAGGATAGGTCTTACCCTGTCCCGTGACTACACCGTTAATCGAGGTTTAACGGTTTATGAGTCGCATCGACACTTTACCGGACTCAGGTCCGGCCCTTTCCCTGCGCCATGCGCTTTATCGCGCAGGGCGCGAATACAGAGGCGGCATCACCACTCTGGCGTTTGACATGGGCATGGACTTAGATGCCCTTCAAAAGAAGCTTAAGCATGATGAAGAGCGACGCTGGTTGAATCCAGACGAGCTTGAGGAAGTGCTGCAGTGGACATCGGACAAGCGTGTGCTGGATGCATTGGGCAGGGCGGCAGGGGTGGTCTGGTACCGCCCGCAGCCGGTGCCTGCGACCAACGAACAGCTCAAGGCGGTTGCTCATCTTCTCGAGGAAGCCGCTCAGTTTGTCAGCAGCATGCACGAAGGCGCAGCGGATAACGTATGGGAGCTGTACGAAGTCCAGAGGCTGGAAGCGTGTGGCCTGGACGTGATCCGGCAGGTACTTGCTATCACTGCCGGTGCCCGCAACGCGATGGAGGATCAGGTCAATGGCTAACGTTCCTGATCCGCTCGACATGGCCGCTGAGCAGGCCGAGTACTTCCTGCAGATGGCTCTGCAGCGCCATACCCAACGCCCGGTTAAAGCCAGCGCTCAGTTCTGCGAGGACTGCGACGACGCTATCCCGCTGCTGCGTCAGCAACTCGTCCAAGGCTGCGAAACCTGTATCAGCTGCCAAGAGCTGCGGGAGCGGCGCAGATGACTGACCGCCCTACACCAACAATGGCCGAGTGGGCGCGGCGCTATGTAGACGCTTTCGGTCTCTCGCTGGTACCTATTGAACCGGGCGAGAAGGCACCCAAGGGCAACGGTTGGAACAAGCCGGGTGGCTACTTCACTGACGCCGCCGAGGCCGAGGGCTTCTGGCAGCAGCACCCGAGTCATAACCTGGGCGTTGTGCTGGGGCCGAGCCGGGTCTGTTCGCTGGATGTTGATGATGTCCCGCTGACTCGGTTGGCCCTGCAGCAGACGCTGGGTCTGGACGTTGACGCCCTCGCGGCTGCGTATCCGACGGCAGTGGGCAACCCTCTGCGTTTCCGCATCCTGTTCAGGGTGCCGGCAGGCGTTGAGCTGAGTCGCCACTCGTTGGTGTGGCCTAACCAGAATGACCCTGACGGCAAGATCTACAAAGGTTTGATGGCCCAGGTCAAAGCAGCTAAAGATGATGGTGATGCCGCCCGAGAGGCGGCGTTTCGCATGGCGGCAGAGCCGTTCAAGAAAATCACCGTCTTCGAGCTGCGCGGCGGTCTGGTGCAGGACGTCCTACCACCTTCGATTCACCCCGACACTGGCAAACCTTACACCTGGCGCAATCCACCCTCAGCTGAAGGCCTACCGGAGTTGCCCTCTGAGCTTCTGGCCATCTGGCAGGGGTGGAATGCGTTCAAGCAACAGGCCGACGCGGTTTGCCCGTGGCAGCCGCAACCAGTCGTGGCAGCAGCTCGCGCACCTGAGCGCTCGAAACCTACGCTGGTCCGATCCGGTCAGCCGTTGCCCGAGGTCATCCCGGAATTCAATCGCCGGCACGACATTGCCACATTGATCGAGGCGCATGGGTACCAGCGGATCGATGGTAAGTGGCTCTGCCCGCAGAGCAGCAGTGGCCTGCCTGGCGTCACCATCAGCGATGGCAAGTTGTACTCGCACCACAGCTCTGATCCGCTGGGCAACGGCCACAAGAATGACGCATTCGACGTCTACTGCATCTTGGTGCATGACGGTGATCGCCGGGTGGCTACCCGAGAAGCGGCGCGGATTCTTGGCATCGATGCGAAGTCGCGGCCACCCACACCGCCGCCGCAAGGTGAGCTTCCCCATGCCCCATCAATCGATGAGCCAGCAGACGCGGCGACGGACCCGACTGGGGAGGTCGATGAGCTTTCCCGTACCCCATCGGGCGAAGCAGCGGCCAGCTCGGCCAGCTCCTCGGCCTCAGGGGGTGAGGGGGCGGATGGTTTGGTATTGAAGGCTGCACTGCGGCGGTACGCGTTGGTGGAAGGCTCGACCAACGTGTGGGATCTCGACAAGTCGCAGTCGATGAAGCGGGCTGGCTTTGAAGCGTTGGTGGGCAAGCCTCTGGCGAAACAGTGGATTGATCGTACTGACAAGAAGCTGGTTTCTCTCGACCAGGTCAAAGAGCTGGAGCAGGTAAAGCGCCTGGCCGCGAAAAAGGGCGGGGCGCTCAAGTTGGACCCCATTGAGCGGTACGTCTACATCGACGGCACCAAGGATGTGTGGGATCGGGAAAAGAAGCGGCGTATCCCGGAGGGCGCGGTGAAGATGGCCTTGGGCGATGAGTACAAGTGGTGGTTGAACAGCCAGGACCGGCGTGTGGTGGATGTCGACCATATCGTCTTCGACCCGACCATGACCAAAGACCCAGCCGTGTACATCAACACGTTTGAGGGCTTGCCGCTCGAGCCTGTTCGCAACGACGCCGCGTGCGAAAACCTGCGCTGGCTGATCAGCTTTTTGTGCAACCACGACGCCGAGGCGCTGGACTGGCTGATCAAGTGGCTGGCCTACCCGCTGCAGAACATGGGCGCGAAGATGGATACCGCTGTGCTGTTCCATTCCACGATGGAAGGCTCGGGCAAAAGCCTGATGTTTGCCGATGTGATGGGCGAACTCTACGGCCAGTACGGCGCTACGGTGGGGCAGACGCAGCTTGAGGGCAACTTCAACGCCTGGCAGAGCAGGAAGCTATGGGCGGTCTTTGAGGAAGTGGTCAGTCGCGACCAGCGCTACAACCAGGTGGGCAAAATCAAGCACATGATCACCGGCAAGACGGTGCGCATGGAGTCGAAGTTCATCAACGGCTGGGAAGAATCCAACCACATGAACTCGGCGTTCCTCAGCAACGAGATCATGCCCTGGCCGATTAGCGAGGACGACCGCCGCATGCTGGTCATGTGGCCCTTGGAGACGCTTCCGACTGACCGGCAGAAGGCGATTAGCAGAGAGCTGGCCGATGGCGGAGTCGCGGCGCTGTATGGCTGGTTGCTGGAAGTCGACCTGGGCGAGTTCAACCAGCGCACCCGACCACCCCGGACAGACGCACGGCAACGACTGGTGGAGCTGAGCCGCACAGCCTGGCAGACCTTCTTCTACCTGTGGCGCGCTGGCGAGCTTGGCAACGGCCTGTGGGGCTGCGCCCTGACCACGGACATCTACGCGATGTTCATCGAGTGGTGCTCGCACAATCGGGAGAACGCTATGAGCCAAACAAAATTCTCGTTGATGGTGAGTGCCAAGGTTGAGAAGACGCGGGCCATCCCGTGGACTGATGGCAATCAAAGGCGGTTCGCTGCGTTCTTTTTTCCGAGCGATGGCGATCCTTCCCTGCCCCCATCCATGAAGTCGGCCGAGCTGGGCAAGAACGTCGTCGAGTGGCGCGCCAGGGCAAAGCTGGCTGGGTGGAACGTGGATGGCTGGGACCATGTGAAAAGGGTGCTTGCAGCATGACTACATCAATAAGTGTGTTGGGTGTGTTGGGTGTGTTGGGTTTGTGTCGGGTTCAGTTTGCCAACTCAACACAGGCAGAAGCCCCGGAATCATTGGTTTGGCGGCAATGTGTGTTGGGTGTGTTGGGTTTTTTCGTGCGCGCGCGCATGCGCGTGATTTCTCAACCCTGCATCACTGCCAGAAAAAAACTCTGTGCGAGGACTGAAATACCCAACAAACCCAACACACCCAACACACCTTTTATTAATACATTGATTTCATTGGTTTTTAAGTGTGTTGGGTCTGTGTTGGGTTGGCTGAATGCGTGTTGGGTTGCGGCTTGCGGGGTATTTCACTCATGAAAAAGGATGTTGATGACCTCATGCGCCATTGGGCCGAGCAGCGGGCACGCTTTGGCCTGGAGGCCGGCGTGGGTAGCCAGATGGGCACGATCATGCAGTGGAAGGGCGCAGCCCCTCGCGGCGGTGCTACCGGGTCCAGTATCCCGGCAGGTGGTTTAGGCATGGATCGCGCCGCCGCCGAAGTCGACGCTGCGGTTGCTGAGCTGGAGCGCCGTGATGATCGGGGTGAGGTATTGGCACGGTTGGCCAGATTTCGTTACCTGTATGGTGCTCCCATCCGCGAGCAGATGAGGGAAGTGGGCTTGGCAGAAGATGCTGAGCGCACCTATTGGAACTGGCTCGATGCGCTGCACCTGCAGGTGGTCAGGATCATCATTGCGCGCTCCGGGCCGTATCGCAGCAATACCGTTCGTCGGATTGGAATGCGCCGTGGCTGCGCCGAGAGTGCGCCGAAGTAGCGTCAAGGCGGCGAACCGAAAATAGCCTCTGTTCGGTTTTGCAGTTAGCCGGTAAAAAGGCGCCACGATATGAAAAGTGCGCTTAGGCGCTTCCCCTACAAGCACCGTGCTGTGCAACCCGCCCCGAGCTTTCGGTGCACTGAGAACCCTGCCATCTGGCGGGGTTTTCTGTTTCTGGCGCCGTGCTTTGCCAACGAGGCTTACATGAACAGCGAGCAACAAGCGTTAGCCGAGATACCGATCTGGATGGTGATCGTTCTGTCTCTGGTCGGCGGTGTATCGGGCGAGATGTGGCGGGCCGACAAGGCCGGGGTCAGCGGTTGGAGTTTAATCCGGCGCCTGGTGCTGCGGTCCGGCGCCTGCGTCACCTGCGGTGTGGCGACTAACATGTTGCTGTATGCCCTCGGTGTTTCGGTGTGGGCATCGGCGGCGGTAGGTTGCTTAACCGCGATGGCCGGCGCCGACGTTGCGATTAACTTGTATGAGCGCTGGGCCGCTAAAAGACTTGGCCTCGGTCAGCCACCGGCCGAAGCGGGGCATTGATCTATAAAGGCATAGGCATCTGCCGAAATTTGGTGCCTCCTTCGCCAGCGCGCTTTACATAGCTACTCAGGTCGCGATGAACTGCCAAGTTAGCAATACCTTTTTGTCTGTATCTCAACCTTTTTTATCGGGTTGCAAACATACGTATTTAAAGTGAGCGGTAGGTGGGGTGATTTTTATGAGGTGTAAGGTGCATGGTTTTCCAAAGGAATTGATGAATTTGTGATTTCCGATATTAAGTGAGATGCTTTCATTGTTGATATTTCCGGAGATCCAATCGTCATATACACCGGATACGCCTAACGTGACTGTGTTTTTTGCAAGCTCGGCGCTAGTTCCCCGGCTGAGCGTAAATTCCTGCGGGGGAGCGAGAGCTTGGCTTAGCTGGTCCTGTGCTACGGTCAGCTCCGCCATCAGTGATGATATCTGCTCTTTTTGGTCAGCGCTTTCACGAGTCAGCTCGGAATTTTTGTCTAAAAGTATACGATGCTTCTCTAAGAGTCTGTTGTTGTCCTCTTGGCTGGTGAGCTGAGAATCAAGTTTTTTACTGATGGAATTTAATTGCTTAAGCGTGTCCGGAAGCTTCCAAGAGTTAGACTGATTCAATGTGGTGATCTGGTTTTTTAGATCGTCCACATAGTCCTTCCTGATCTCCCACGTTACATAGCAGATAGTTCCCGCAATGAGTAATATTGAAGAAATCGCTTTAAGTATGTTCGCTAGAGTTACTTCGATTTCAAGGATTTTTGGGACTTGTGGCATGAGGATGGCTGGCTCGATACGGAAGGTGTTAGAGGATTCAGAGAAATATACTATTTGCTTAGAAAAAAAACCTCCCTGTTTGAGACTCCCCCGTATGGGGCGGGCGGGGACCCTAGGGAATTACCGCGAGCACGGGACTGGGAACCCGCGCTTCTGTGTTAGCGGCTGGTTCACCAGCTTAGTGAACTGCGGTGAACTGGTTAACCCCCTGAAATCATTGGGTAAACTGGAAAAATCGACATGCTTTACTTGACCAAGTCGGAGTTCGCCGCCCGCAACGGATGGTCGAAATCCTACGTTTCCAAGCTAACTAAACAGGACCGCCTTGTACTCACCGTCGACGGCAAGGTGGATGTGAAAGCCACAGAGGCGCTGCTAGCTGAATCGGCTGATCCGAGCAAAGCGGCCGTCGCAGCACGGCACGAAGAAAACCGAATTGATCGGGATGTCCGTAGCCAGTTCCAACCAACGGCCGACACATCTGCGGTGCAGCAACCGGATCTGGCTCCGAGCAGTGGTTTCAACTTTCAGCGATCCAAGGCCCATCGCGAGTACTACCTGGCTCAGTTAGCCGAGTCTGAATTCCACAAGACTCAAGGCAATTTGGTGGACCGTAAGTCCGTTGAGGACGCGGCCTATTCCGCAGGCCGGATGGTCAGAGACCTGATGTTTGGTCTTGCCCCCCAGCTCGCCGCCGAGTTGGCCGCGATGACCGATCCTTGGCAGATAGAAAAACATCTCACTGGCGCCTTCCGGCGTGTCTTTGAAGACGCGATCCGATTGAACGGTGCCGACCTTGAGCAAGCCATGACACAGAGCTGAGCCTATGCCCACCGGATACGCAGACGGTGCGAAGGTGTACCGCGCTGGGTATTGCCGTGGGCTACAGCCCGACCCGGAGTTGTGGGTGGATGAGTGGGCTGACGAGTACATGCGGATCCCGCGTGACACCGGTGCAGCCGAGCCAGGTCAATACCGCACCGCGCGGACCCCATACGCCCGTGAACCCATGCGCTGCCTGTCGCCTGCCCATCCGTGCAAACGGGTGGTGACGATGGTTGCATCGCAGCTAATGAAAACGCAGATCGCGCTCAACTGGATCGGCGCGCTGATCCACATGTCGCCATCCAACATCCTGACACTGCTGCCGAGCCTTACCCTGGCCAAGCGTGTTTCTGGTCGGATGGGCAAAACCATTGCCGCGACCCCAGTGCTGCGCGAACGTGTCGCCACGTCCCGCTCGCGGGATGCGCGCAATACCATGGATACCAAGGAGTTCGAGGGCGGTACGCTCTACGCGACCACGGCTGGCTCGGCCTCCAACCTGGCAGAGCTGTCTGCGCGCTACGTCTATGGCGACGAGGTGGATCGTTGGGACGTCGACGTGGACGAGGAGGGCGACCCAATCGAGCTGGCGGAAACCCGTGGCAGTACCTTCGGCCGCAACGCCAAGTTTTACTTCTCCAGCTCGCCGACCATCAAGGGTGCGTCCCGGATCGATGACCTGTTCCAGGCCAGCGATCAGCGACACTTCTACGTGCCGTGTCCGTCCTGCGGGCACATGCAAACGCTGGAGTGGGAGAGCCTGCTGTATTCGGCTGACTTCACTACGGTCCACTACCAGTGCGCCGGTCCTGAATGCGACGTGCTGATCGAAGAGCACCGCAAGGGTGAAATGCTGGCCAAGGGCGAGTGGCGTAGCCACGCCCAAGGCGACGGCGAAACGGTCGGCTTTCACCTCAACGCTTTGTATGCGCCGTTGGGCTGGACCTCCTGGTCGGCGCTGGCCAAGCAGTTTCAGAAAGCCAAGCGGGCGCAGGATCGGGGGGATCTCGAACCCATGCAGGTGTTCTACAACACCCGCTTGGCCAAGGTCTGGGACAGTGCGGTCGAGCAGACCAAGGCCGATGTACTGCAAGCCCGCGCGCTTCAGGAGAACTATGTCCTCGGTTCGTTGACCGTTGGCGTGCTGGTACTGACTGCCGCTGTCGATGTGCAGGCCAACCGCCTCGAGCTGATGGTGATCGGCTGGGGCGTGGGGATGGAACGGTGGGTGGTCGATCACCAGGTCATCCCCGGCGACCCGGCCGACGACCGCACCTGGGCTTTGCTCGATGAGCGGCTCAAGGTGCGGTACCGCCATCCCTGCGGCGTTGGCCTCGGCATTCTGGCAGCGGGCATCGACTCTGGTGGTCACCACACCCATGAGGTCTACCAGTTCTGCCGAGTCCGACGTTGGCGCAACATTTTCGCCATCAAAGGCGCGAGCAAGCCGGGGCGACCGGTCATTGCCCAGCGTCCCTCGCTGGTGGATGTGACCTGGAAAGGTCAGACCGAACGCCACGGCGCCGAGCTGTGGATGATCGGCACCGACACCGCCAAGGATTGGATCTACAACCGCTACAGCTTCGAGACTGGACCAGGTGCGGTGCACTTTGCCAAGGACCTGCCTGATGAGTTCTTCCAGCAGTGCGTCGCCGAGCGCAAGGTTGCTCGCTACGTCAAAGGCTACAAGCGGATTGAGTGGGTGAAGGGCAAGGCAGACCGAAACGAAGCGCTTGACCTGCAGGTGTACAACCTCGCCATGGCCTATTACCTCAACTTGCACCGCTACGGCGAGCACGACTGGGACAAGCTTCGGCAAGCCCTGGCACAGGCTGGATTGTTCGATGAACCGGTGGCTGTGCAGCCGCCAGTCACCGAGGCAGATGACCATGACGATGACGATGATCCATCCGACTCGGCCACTCTTCGTGACACCACGCCGCCGCAAGCCCGGCCTGCTTCGCCGCCTCCACTGCCGCCGCGACCGGCACCGAAACCAATGCAACGCCGCAGCTCGAGCAGCGGCTACCTGAAGAGACGCTGACATGGCATACACACAAGCACACCTCGCCGCTGTCGAGCGTGCGATTGCGCGCGGCG